CTTCAATCTATCGTTGAAATCCGCGATCAATAATTCAGGAATAAAGCTCTCTAGAACCATATATCCTTCATTGTTTTCTAAAACTGATTTAACTTCTTTTATTGACATACTAATCCAAAATGTGTTGCATCTTTATCATCTATAAAACAAAAATCCATGTAATGTTCGGTAAGATGTGTGATAAACTTATCCCCAGGTAAGCCAAACGTTTCTATAGCCCATATACACTTTTCATCCCAACTATTTATTGTGTCGCCAATCTTCCAAGGAATGCGAACTCTATACGGATAGTTATCGTCAGACTTTGCGTGATATAGCATCAGTAACCCGCTACTTTTAATAGTTCTTTGACTTCGTTTATGATGTTATTTGAACGCTTGAACTTAATAGCCCACTGTTCCGGATTGATATAATCAAGTATCATTTTCTGCTGTGTAGCATCTAGGCTTTCAATCAACCCTACACCGCTATCGCTATGATAAAGCATCCAAGGACTGATTTTTCCCTTCGTAATCTCAAAGCATATTTTGTTACGATTACCATATCTTAGTACATCTTTGCTTAAAATCCTGTCATTTTCGCTAAGTGAAATAGTAGTTTCAATGCTACGTGCTATAGCATCTAACGGATCTTCAGTTCTAAGATAGTCTATGATGAACTTTGTATAGACAGTATCACGATTCCATGTATCGATACTGACTTGATTTTTCAACAACCAATCAACATACCTACTAGGATTCATGACCTGTGCATCCACACAATAATTACCGAACTTGACGAAGGCAGTGTAATATGCAGATTTAGCAAAGTCCATGTAATCACGCTTTGCTTTTCGTGTATGCTTGCTATAGAATTGCACCCAAGCACTATGACCTATACGATTACCATGCTTATCACGGTCTTGCCAACGTCTTTTAGTTTCGCATAGGTGTTTCATCATCGTGTTTTCACGCACGAATGACCTCTCGCAAAACTCACAACTGTACTCAGTTGCCGTATTCTTTTTCGTATTCTTTGATGTCATCTTCGGTGATGATACTACTAAGTGTCTCAATTTCTTCGTAATTCATTTCAGGGAACTTCTCTGCTAGATATACCTTTTTCTTATGCTCAGTCACATAAATCTTGGCAATCTCATTCAGTAGTTCTTTATCGCTATTGGGATATATCTTGCTATAATAGTCACGTATATCCTCAGTTTTAGCTTTGTCTTTTAATTTGCTTACACGTTCACTGATCTGTGGCACCCATGATCGATATTGTTTACCTAGTGCCGGGCTTGCGCTACACAACATCAACCATTGCAGTTTAGGATGTTTGCCGACAAGTTCGTTGAACATATATTTGTTAGCGAACTCATTGCCAGCCAAGACATAGAATTGTTGTGCTTCAGTCTTACCCTTGATATATGTGAACCACTTGATCAACATGAAGGGATTAAACTTTTGTTTTTGTTCTTCAGTCAGTCGATCATAGTAGCCATAGTCTTTTTTATCCAACGCCGATAGTGCTTCGAACAAATCGAATTCTATGTTCTCAAACTTCTCGTCAGTTGGAGTTTTTGCCTTAGCCATTTATGCCTTCAAATTTTCATATGTGATGATCTTACCGATCTCGTCACCTAGATCCTTGTCATCGGTGATGATATGCAAGCCATGATTGTTTCTGTCTTTATGCCTATCATATGTTCTAGTCTCTATGATATGTCCGCCACTTGCACGGTAAACAGTGAAATTCATACCTGGGCTATCGATACTTTGCGTACTACGAACAGTTAGATTCTTACCATGAATTGACGTAGGCACCTCTGCTTCAATGTCATTTCTGCTGTTCCATGCTTCTATGCATTTCTTCTTGAACCACTTATCAAACCATTTCATATTTCTGTCCTTTCAAAATACTTGGTTGTAATCTACGATCTCACAATTGCGACTGATCTCTTTAACGAAATATACACAACGTGGTTTAGGACCATCATCGATAGGCACACATAAGAATTGTCCGTTGCGTAATCTAGGAGCATACCATGTTACATCATGATATATGTCTACTATCTCAATGGGCAAGAAACTTGGGCTAAATGCTGTCAGTGGATTGAATTCAAATGCACTGAACCCACGATCATTAAGACTGCTCAATGGCAATGTCTCAAGATCACCATGCTCTTTCTCACCGATCAATATCTGCCAATCTAAGGGCATCTTTAGTGTCTTGTCACCTATACGCAATACCAATGCGGCTGAACTAAAGCTTTCGATAAAGATCAACGGGATATAATGATAGTCTACGTTTTGCGGATTGCTGTTATCTAAGATAGCGAAACGTAAATCATCTATCTCATCCGGAAGTGTTTCTAAGTTATAGAACTTATTGTCTAAGGTTAATATTCTCATGTTGTTATTTTACTACAAGTATTTTTAATAGTCAAGTTTCTCTAATGTAAATGGATACTTAGCCTCTTTGTAATAGGCTTTGCGTTGCGTCAAATGTCGTTTGGCAAACTTGCAATCGCTAGTGATATCCCATATCTCTACATTATCCTTGTCCTCTGCTTTACGGATTCCTCGTCCAATAGATTGTATAACCCTGACAAAGCTTTTTCCGGGCTCCAGAAGAACCAGATTAAAAATACGAGGAATATTAATACCCACAGCGGCCACACCGTAAGTCGCCACAATAACCTTGTCATCACTGATTTTAACTTCATCATATTCTTCTTTTCTTTCTGTGAGTTTTGTCTCACCGCTAATGAATACGCTATCAGGCAACCTATTAACTAACTCTCGTCCCGCATTTACACGGTCTACCAAAACTAATGTGTTACCACTCTCTTTGATTTTGTTTACCAACTCTGCGATCTTGTCTAGTCGTTTACTATCTTCTAGTAAATGCTTAAGTTCGCTTTGATAATTACTGAACTCTACACCATCTTTCAACTGTATGATGTTTACATGGCACTGTGCCAATACACCTTTTTCTTGTAATTCGCTTGCGCTTAGTTTGCCTATCACTGGACCTAGGCTTACTAACAATGATATCTGTTCATATATTGCTTTAGGTATAGTTCCAGTCAAACCCCAACGTATGGGCACTTGACTGAAAACTCCAGTCAATAGTGTTTTCAATGCATCAGCCTTGGCCATGTGTACTTCGTCTACCATGACGCAAACTACATCTTCAATGAACTCACTGAAGTTAACTTCGGCTTCGCCCGCCTTTGTGTTCTTCAATAAGTTATTGAGGCTTTGCCAAGTACAGATAGTATGCTGTTTGTTATATTCTTTTCTATCACCAAAGTATACGCCAACATCTAATCCTAGATTGATATAGTCTGCTTCTGTCTGTACAACAAGGCTCTTGTTGGGAACGATGACTATGCTACGTCCATATTGTTCTATACTCTTTGATAGTGCCGCAGTCATGATAGTTTTGCCTGCACCAGTAGCGACCTCTTGAATACATTGTGGATTCTTCAAAAAGTTATTGACTAACTCTACCTGATAGTCACGTAGCATGATGGGCTGCCCCTCCATGACATGACCTTTAGGCCATAGTTTATCACTGAAACTATCTACTTTAACTTCATTAAAATCAAACGTTGTTTTATATTCACGTAGGTCTACTAACTCAATATCATAATCATATTCTTCAAGTATGGGCACAACATCTGCTAACAGATTGATATATGTGCTTCCAGCAAGGCTACAGTAACTTACCTTACCATTCCAACGTCCAAGACGTACCGCAGGTAGATAACGTGCGCCAGGAACTTCATGCTCAAACTTACGCATCAATGCCTTGCGGCAGTCTAACTCAAGACCTTCGATCTTGCAATTGACTTCATCTTTGATTATTATTTTTGCTTGTCTCATTATCTTACCTGTATTGGCCTTGTGTTGACCAAATTAATATACTTTACGATACTGCGTGAATCATAACCCCTAAAGAAAGTATTCATAGTAGTGGTTCTAATCAATACTATATCAGATTCATCGGGATCTGTATTAGAAAGTATCCTGATATTTCTCTCAGCAAACTTGTTTCTAATTTCAGTATTGACTTCTTTATTATACACTACCACACGGCTAGTAACAACTTTGTCAAGACCTAATTGCATCAACCATTCAGACAATTTATCCAAATCATCTATGTTTATGGTATGCTCAAAGTTACCAGCAAACTCTTTTAGCTCGTCACCTTCACTCACACTAGTATCTATCTTGATACCGTAGGTAGATAACTTTTGCAGTGTTTTTGGTTTATTGTTTAATTCTATATCTATAGTAGCATCATACAAACTTCTATTGATACCTGCTATGATATAATTACCATTTACCTTTTTAAGTGTGGGCTCCCAATTAGTATTTTCATATTGCTTATTGATGTCCAATAACTCATTGAGTGAATCACAATATGATACAAGTTCATAATGTTTGTGTACGATATCTACCAATACCTTTAATGCATATGTGCTGTAATCTGCTTTGTAGTATCTTGTATCTTTGACCCATATATATGGATTGTCACAAACTTTTCTAAATTCTTGTATGAATTTTGTATTGAAGGGGCTACGGAAAACTATAGTATCGTTTTCCAAACTGATAGATGCGGTAAGATATTCCTGCTGTGTAGGTACCAAATCTACGTGCCAAGATAGTTCTTGCAATACTGAAATTTCATGGCCTAACTTTTTTAACTGACGCTGGTATTTTACGATCAGTTTTTCAAACAGTTTGTTTTGGTTACTAGTAACCTTCTGTTTATCTTGTATGATATATCTTAGATTATTGAAGAACCCATAATCTTTCTTGCTAAGGTGCAAGTGGCCTTTTAGCATGTAATCTAATAGATGTTCACGTTTTACAAACATCTACATATTCTACATGGATGCGTAGCGACTGTCAATCTTTCTGGCTTAATTGTGCAACGTCAACTAAATTTGCTTTTAGTTTCATAGAAGGTATTTGACTGACTAATCCAGTGGGCCATGTATTAAATGCCAATGTATATCTTGTGTTCTTTTCGGCTACTGTTCCTATTTTATGTTTAATGCTACTGTCCCAAATTATAAGTTTTCCTTTTTTAGGTTTTACTGTGAATTTATAAGGTTGTTCGTTCATCCCTGGACCAAACAAATATTCAAGTCTGCTAAAAAAAGGATCAGTCAAAGTAAATATTGTTTCTGATCTTTCTTGATCAGTCATATATAATAAGCCGCTAAAAATTGAATAGGAGTGATGATGAGGTTCGCATTTCTGTCCAAACTTGCCGCGAGTAATCCAAGAATCACATATTGCCAATTGTGTATTTTTAAAATGCTTTGTCGCAACTTGATCAATACATTTTTGAATTTCAGCAAATAATTCTTTTTGATAAACACAAGTATTGAATTCGTCCCCTGGATTATTCATCATCAAAATATCAATGCTATGATCATCCTTCAAGTTGGTTTTTCCAGATTTTAATTCTGAATTAAGAAAATATTCAAGGCTTCTATCAACCAAATCTTGATCAATAGAAAACTCATATAAAAATTGAGTAGGTAGTGGTATTGCGTTCATGTGAATATTTAAAGTACTAATCAAGTGCCCATAAAAAAGAGAGGACCTTTCAGTCCTCTCTATGAATTAAGCCCGGAGTGTGTGTGTTAGGCTCGCTTCATAACAGTGTTCTCAGCAAGAGCCTTCCAGTTAGTCGGACTAATCTTGATGAGATCGGCAATCTTAAGAGCCATGCGCATGCTCAACTCACGCAGTCGAGCCTTTTGCTCAAGCATGAATTGCAACACCTGCTCACCTTCATCACCTTCAAAATAGTAGTCACGGAACAATCCACCTTCAGTGTCCTGATGCACCTGCTTGATGCGCAACATCTTGTCACGCTCGGTGTCAATAGTCAGATCAAGAAAGTGACAACGTGATTGCAACGCTTCCAAGTGATCCTGCAACTTCTTAGACTTCAAGTGATCAAACTTGATGTTAGTAATAAAGATACATGAACCGTTAAACTCGAAACTGTCAGGGATGCCTTCACGGCGAAGCATACTAGAATCACTGTTCCAGTAAATCTTGCGGCGCTTACCACTGTCAAGTGCAGCCTTGAGAATGTTCAGTGCGAGGTCGTCAAGCAATACGCTATCACAGTCATCGAACACAAGAACGTGGTTCTTGTCACTGTGCTTGAACAACGTAGCATAGAGACCAAGTGCAGTCATAGCACCCTTGACAATCTCATACTTGAGGGGCTTGCCTGCGATACGATCAAACGTAGCAGCCTTCTCCAATTGCTGTTCGACACCGAAACTCTTACCAACGCCCGGGGGACCTGAAACGATCATAGCACGAATACCACCCTTAGTAGTAGCCGCCGCCATTTCATCAAGAATCGCAAATCGGGTACGAATACGCTCGACTGCCTGCTCGTCAGTCTCGGCAACAACTTCAACTTTATTGGGCACTTCTGCCATTGACACATCTCCACTGATAAATTCAAAATCAGTCAACGACTCTACCTTGACTTTCACGGTGTCAATTGCGATATCGAACTGTCCCTCGTTACGGACTGTGATGTAATTACCTTTCTTACCTGACTGAAAACCCTTCACCAATTTGAACTCGGTGTTAGTGACAGGGCTACCACGATAAGAACCATTAAGAATTCGAACGACACTCATACACACTCCTTAAGATCAACTGAACAGATATAATTATACTAAATTTCGAACCTAATGTCAAGCCTTGATATTAGCCCGAAACATGACAGTTTTGCGAACCTTGGGACTTTCGTTCATAAGCATAGTCACGAACGATTCCAAATAACCTACTGTGAAAGAATTCAGATCATGCAGATCCGTAGACTTCAGACTTACTTCAGCTCTAGCACGGATCGTTTCGATCAGAGCCTTAGCGATTTGTTCGTTTGTCAGTTTCGTTTTCATGCAATCTCCGTCAATCAACAGTATGTATGTATTATGAACCCAATCTAGCCCGAAGTCAAGC